GAAACTTGACTATAAATTCATAGGTAACATACATGACGAAGTACAATCGGAGGTGGCTGCAGACCAAGCAGAGAAGTATGGCTGGCTCGCAGTGGAGTGCCTCAAGGCGGCAGGTGTGGAGTTCAACCTCCGATGTCCCCTTGACGGAGAATACAAAGTTGGAACAACGTGGGCAGAGACTCACTGAGGGAAACGTATGAAAAGCGTGTACACGTTGGTAGACGACATCTACAAACTGATGGAGACGAAAGAAGTAGCAGAAGGAGTGGACCTAGAGTCACACATCGAGCTATTCGGCGAGAACGTCAAGGACCTCATGCGTAAGGAGTTTGGTGAGAAGCGAAGCGACAACCGCAAGCTACGCATGTCCAACATTGGGCGCGAGGACCGGTATCTGTGGAACGTCTACAATGACGTAGAGAAGTCCGACGACATACAGGGTCACACCTATGTCAAGTTCCTCTACGGCCACCTCATTGAGGAGATGCTACTGTTTCTAACTAGAGCCGCAGGTCATGAGGTAACGGATGAACAGAAAAAGTGTGAAGTTAACGGTATTACAGGTTCGATGGACTGTAAAATCAACGGTATTGTTACTGACGTTAAGAGTGTGTCAACTTATGGGTTTAGGAAATTCAAAGATGGTACACTGGCTTATGACGACCCATTTGGCTACGTGGCTCAAATTAAAGGATACGCATATTCAGAAGGTGCTTCTAAATTTGGATGGTTAGCCATGGACAAGCAGAATGGACACCTGACGTACCTCATGTACGATCAGGACGACACTCAGGCTCCTGTCTATGATCTTATCAGCTATGACATCACGGAGCGCATTGACCACGTAAAAAAGCTAGTGGAGCATCCAACCCCGCCCGACGTATGCTACGGCACTATCGACGATGGAAAGAGTGGGAACCAGAAACTCGCCGTCGGATGCTCCTACTGTTCCTACAAAAAGGTATGTTGGCCTACCGTTCGCGCCTTCGCCTACTCCTCAGGTCCAAGATATTTAACGGAGGTTATCAATGAGCCGAAGGTCCCGGAAATCACGCTTTCGTAGCACATTTGAAGAAGACGTTTCTAAACTACTAAAGGGTTTTGATTATGAGCCGTTCACCGTCCCCTACACCATTCAGCGCAGTTATCGTCCTGATTTTGTTCACAGCGCCTCTGGTGTTCTCGTGGAGTGTAAGGGGTACTTTAGAGACGGAGACACTAAGAAGTACACCAGCATCAGAGATAGTCTGCCAGCAGGACAAGAGCTTGTCTTCGTACTGATGCAACCCAACAAGAAGATACGCAAGGGGGCTAAAATGACTATGTCAGAATGGTGTGACAAAGAGAACATTTTATGGTATACTATAGAGACACTACAGGAGTTGATTGACCATGTCGCTAACACTAGAGGAAGTTAAGGAACGCCTCTTGAAAACCTTTGACCCAGACGACCTACTGGAGGCCCTACAGATAACCTCAGAGCAGATACTGGAAAGGTTTGAGGACAAGCTAATCAACAGACTGGATGTGTTTGAACAAGAGCTAGAGGAGGAAGAGAATGAGTATTGATGACGCGACTCCTGCTGAGTGGGACGGTATTTCTATACTGAAGAAGCAGAAGAAGGTAGACCCTGTGGAGCAACCTGACCACTACAACAAGGGAGCAATCGAAGCCATCGAAGCAATCAAAGCGTCCATGCCTGAACAGGAGTTCAACGGTTATCTCAAGGGTAACGCACTGAAGTACCTCTGGCGCTATGACTACAAAGGCAAGCCCGTGGAGGACCTACGCAAGTGCCGTTGGTACATCGACAGGCTTATTAAGGAGATAAACCAGTGAAACGACTACTTCTGCTGCTTCTCCTGTCTGGATGTGTTACTGAGCCTGACACAAGGATCTGTGCTGAATACGGTTCGTATACGTACACAAAAAATAAGTGTGTTCCTTTCTACGGTGCGTTAATATGTGGAGACGAAGAAGTAACGGAAGTGTTTTGCAAAAGATATTTTGAAGAGGAAAATTAATGGACGCATATCAACAGTACATTCACAAGTCACGGTACGCCCGTTACCTACCAGAGGAACAGCGACGGGAGACTTGGGAAGAAACAATCGACAGATACCTAAACTTCTGGATAGAGAAAGGTAGACTGACTCTTGAGGAAGCTAATGGCATCTTTTCTGACATCCATAGCTTAGATGTCATGCCCTCCATGCGGGCACTTATGACTGCAGGAGAAGCACTGGACCGTGACAATGTCGCTGGGTTTAACTGCTCCTACTTGCCTATCGACCACCCCAAAGCGTTTGACGAAATGATGTACGTCCTGATGTGCGGTACAGGCGTAGGCTTCAGTGTCGAACGTCAATACATCAGCAAGCTACCAGAAGTAGCGGAGGAATTTCATGACACCGATACCGTTATACACGTCGCCGATTCTAAAATTGGCTGGGCTAAAGCATACAGAGAACTTATTAGCTTGCTCTATTCGGGTCAGCTTCCAAAGTGGGACGTATCTGGAGTACGACCTGCAGGCGCAACCCTTAAGACCTTCGGCGGTAGAGCATCTGGTCCAGAACCTCTTGTCGATCTGTTTAACTTCACCGTTGACATCTTTCGGGAGGCTCATGGACGTAAACTCTCCTCAATCGAATGTCACGATCTCTGCTGTAAGATTGCACAGATCGTCGTTGTCGGGGGAGTACGCAGAAGCGCTCTCATCAGTTTGTCTAACCTCACTGACGATAGACTCCGACGATGCAAGTCAGGCCAATGGTGGCAGGACAATCCTCAGCGTGGCCTAGCCAACAATAGCGCATGTTACACAGAGAAGCCAGATTTTGAGGCGTTTTTAAATGAGTGGAAAAGTCTATACGAGTCCCGCTCCGGAGAGCGAGGTATGTTCTCTAGAGTCGCAAGTCAAAAGCAAGCTGCAAAGAACGACCGACGAGATGCTACCTATGATTTTGGAACTAATCCATGTAGCGAAATCATCCTCAGGCCCTATCAGTTCTGCAATCTATCAGAAGTTGTTGTCAGGGCATCCGATACTTTGTCAGACCTCAAACGAAAAGTACGTGCTGCGGCTATCCTTGGGACTCTTCAGGCTACCCTGACAGACTTCCGCTACTTGCGTAAGGTGTGGAAGAACAACACTGAGGAAGAAGCACTATTAGGGGTATCCCTAACAGGGATCATGGATCATCCGACGTTGTCGGGAAGGAGAGACAAAGGTGTTCTCAAGACTTGGCTTACTGAACTCAAGGAAGAAGCGATTAAAACTAATGCAGAATGGGCGAAACGTCTTGATATTAATGTGTCTACCGCCATTACTGCTGTTAAGCCTTCCGGTACTGTTTCTCAGCTTGTTGATTCTGCTTCTGGTATCCATCCTAGATACTCAGATCAGTACATTAGAAGAGTCAGAGCGGACTCAAGAGACCCACTCTGTCGAGTCTTAGAGGCCGCAGGAGTGCCCGTAGAGGACGACGTAATGTCACCCACTACCAAGGTATTTTCCTTCCCTATAAAATCCCCTGACGGGGCTGTGGTGGCTTCTGAGATGGGTGCAATGGAACAACTTGAGCTATGGGAAATCTATCAGGATTACTGGTGTGAACACAAGCCGTCCATGACGTGTTACTACCGTGATAATGAGTTTCTTGAGGTAGGCCAATGGTTGTACAACAAGTTCGACAAGATAAGCGGAATCTCGTTCTTGCCTTATTCCGAACACACGTACCAACAGGCCCCTTACGAACCCATAGACTTAGAGACCTATGAGAAGCTGAAGAAGGAGTTTCCTGAGTCCATCGACTGGGCAATCTCAGAAAACTCTGACATGACGGAAGGGTCTCAGCAGTTAGCCTGCACCGGTAACAACTGCGAGTTGTAACTTACGGGGCTTCGGCCCCTTTTTTACTTAGGTTTAATTATGAACATCAAGCGTGACATCGAAATCAGAATCAAAGTTCTTGAAAACAAGTTGACCAAATCCATACCTGCTGCTCGCAATAACGAGATACGTGGGGAGATTATGGGCCTGAAGTGGGTGCTAGAGCGTATCTAGCGCTCTTCTTCCTCCTTGGACGCTAAAACGCCAGTAAACATACCAGTGCGTCCTATGTTACCCAACGCCTCTTTGTAATCAGCACGATTTGGATCTCCTTTGTACTCCACCATGACCCTTTGCTGGTACTGCTGGTTGCTTTCTTTCGGTCTCTTTGAAATTCCTGTTATCTCTTCTATCTTCGCAACACTAGGTTCTACCTTTGGTGTACGCGGGGCAGAAGCTTTACCCTTGGTTCCAATCTTGAAGGACTCCATAGGCACTACATTAATCAACGATGTACCACCCACAGGGTCCATACCAAAGAGGTCATGACCGTCAGAAATCATTGTGTACACTGTGTCTGTGTTTGTGTCGATAGCAATGAAGTCATTGACACCACCTAAGTCCTGAGCAGTAGACCTGTGAGACGCAGAGTAAGAATAGACGCCGTCTGCTACTTCGTTCACTTCTAACTTCTTCTGCCCGTCAAAGTAGTCCAAGATCTTCTGCTGTCGCTCGTTAGGGTTCTTCGCAAGCTTGGCCCTAAAGTAATCCTGCATAAACCTAGCTTTTTCTACGGCCCCTGACGTGGTATTCAAGACGTTTTTAGGCAGAACTTCTTTAAACACTGCTTCTCGAACCTTCAGGGCGTCCGAAGCGTTACCTACAGTACGAACCATTCCGTAGAAGTCCTTGTCGTTCATGTCTGGAAACGCTTTTCTAGCAAGGTCTATCGTGGGTTTACTCGAAAGCAGAACGAGAGAAGGAGTAGCAGTGCTACCACCTAAGGCTTCCGCCTGTAGTTTTTCCCCTGACTCTTGACGACGAACAACAAGCTGTGTACCGCCGGGAGTTGTGGGTGTGTCGTGTACTTTGTACAGGTGGTTCATAGCTCTGTCTAGGATTACGTCCGGTACGTCTGTTGTTCCTTTGACTGCCTGCCTAGCCCGTGGTTTATCAGCCATGTCAAAAGCGTCGTCCACGTATCGCTGCATTTCAACTGAGCTACCTACGACGGTATCACGGTCAGGCGTCATACGTCCCTTCTTTTGTGCGTCGATGAAGGCGCTTTCTCTTACACTAGCGTCTCGTACATTAGCTTTAGGATCAGTAACGGCTTCCTTTACCCTGCCTCTTCCTGTACCGATAACTCGTTTTTTAGCTATAGCCTCAGGAGAAAACATTTCGTACATAGCGTCTGGGATTGCACCTATAGCAGGACCGGCGACTGCCTGTAGTTTACTAGCGGGGTCTGGAGATCGGTAGAAGTTATCAATACGTGTAGGCAGGTTCTCTGCCAGAGTGTTTATAGCGTCGCCAAAGAGCCTACCAGAACCCTTAAGTCCTGCTAGTTCTGCTACGTTGCCTACTGCTTCTGCTTGCCTTGGATATCTACGGGCAGTCTCCATAAGACCTTCTGGTATACGTTGAGCCACAGCTTGTGATATAGCTTCAGTGGGCAAAACCGTACGCGCTGCTCCAGTAAAAGGAGACAGAGCAGCACCCGCAAGTCCTGCCATCATGTTTAAACCGCCGTACATTGGGTCTGCAGGAGTTCTGGGGTTGAAGCCTTCTCCTGCTCCTTTACGTACCTTAGCTACGGAACTGCTAAAGTCCTCTGCAATATTCCCAGCAGTAGTTGTCACAGGACTAGCCACAGCCCTGCTAATGAGTCTTCCAGCCTCCCTTTCTTTTACTCTAGCGGCGGCTTTCATTTCCCTACGAAACTTTTGAAAATCACTCATCTTCTTTCGTTTCCTCTCGTGTCTGGTCAATGAGGTCTACGAGCAAAGCTCTGTCCATCTCAAACTGCTTCAACAGGTAAGCGTCCTTAGTTCCTTTTATGGCTTTGTCAATACCTGACAGAAGCTCTGCGTATGCCTTGAGTCGTCGCTTGGGTTTTAACGCAAGATACGCACCATAGACACCTAAGCCAGCCGCAGCAGTACCGGCAGCAGCCGCAGCACCACCTAAAGCAGCTACACCAGCAGAAGTAGTAGCAGTCAACGCAAGTGGTGTCGAAGGTAAATCTGCTACGTCCTTGACTCTGTCAAAACTACGAGCCAACATGTTGCCTAGTTCTTTTGCACGTTTGTTTGACATAGCGTCCAAAGCTAAAAATGCGTTGTGCTGTCGGTCCAACAGATTGTGCAGCTTTTCGCCTCTAGTGTTTGTCTTGAGGGTGTTGTTTAGGACGTTACGTATGGCCTTAGCTGCCAAAGCTCTACCAGAGGCAGACTCTGCGTCAAGAACAGTAGAAGAAGCTCTACGCAAGGCTGCGTCAAACTCGCGTCGTGCCTTAAGTACACCATTTAAGTCCGTACCGTGTTTTTGCACAAGCTCTAAAGCAATCTGTCCAAGCTCCGCAGCAATCTTCTGTGCGTCCCCTGTAGCCAAACGGAACACAGGGTCTTGTTTGAACTCGTTGATTGCTCCTAGTAGGTCTTCTGTTAACACGTCAGTGTCAATGGCCTTGTTCTGAGCTACAATCATGTTGTCCACAGCTTGTGCAGAACTGGCGATGTCCTTTTGTACAACACGGTAGTTGTAGGTATAGGAACGCTTAGGGTTAACTTCTTTGATGTCAGCCAGTGTTTCAATGACGCCTTGGTCTCTAGCGTTAGGTTGCCACTCACGTCTACGGAGTGGTCCTACTTCTTCTGCTACAGCGTCTCCGGGTAATACCTCTGGCTCAATCAGCTTAGTTGTGCCTGTGATTCTGTCAGCCCTGATTGCTTCACGGGCTTCTTTCTGTGCGCCTCTGACCACGCCTTCAGGCAGACCTACGTCAGGCATGTCAGGACGTGGGCTAAAGAGCGCACCTAAGTCAATAGACGTTTCAAATCGTTCTGCCATAGCTGGGTTTTTAGCTGCCCAGTCTTGGTAGAACTCGTAACCCTTAGACGCCGCACTGGCGGCTGTCTTAAATGCTTCAGTGTTTTGAACCTGAGCAAACAAGTCCTGTGCGCCTTCTTTGACTGATTGAGGCAACAAACCACCAATGTAACTACTCAAGGCCGCACCACCTGCTCTAGCAGCTTGTGACACACCGATAGCTGCGGCTTCTGGCGCTCTAAAGACCTGCTCTGCAACACTAGGGCCTTCACCAGCAACTCTAGCAAACCGTCGTTGTACTTCCGGTACAAACTGTTGCGCTTCTTCTTGCAACGTCTGAGACGCCTGTTGAAGACCTATGCCGGGACCAAAGGGCTGCTGTGGTTGTTGCGGCTGTTGTAAAGGACCATAAAGCTCTGCAGCCTGTTCCGCTAGTTCTTCAGCAGACTGGCGGTCACCTGCAGCCAACGCAGCGTCAATAGCCGCCTTGTACTGTTGTTGAGTGTATTGCATAAATACCTCTTATGGAGTTAAGTAGCTCTGTGCTTGTGGAGATAGACCAGAAGCAGTAGGACCAGCATCTACAAAGATGTCGCCATAGAATGCTAAAGCAGGTGCGTTTTCTCCTAGTTTTTCTTCTAGGGTAGCTCGTGTGTCTCTGTAGTTTTTAATGGTACGCTGTGCGTTGTCTTTGATTACACCTAAAAGACGCTTTAAAGCTACTCTGTCAACAGTAATATTACCTGCTACTACTTTCTCTGCGTACTCACGGTCAGCATCCGACAAGCCCGTACCAGCACCTAAGTTGGTAATGTACTGTGCCACACGTCTACCTGACTCTGCAATGTAAGCTTCTGTGTCAGCGATAGTAGAAGGATCAACTACGTCAAGACCAAAGGCACGAGCGTATCTAGAGATATTCAGCTTAAGTTCTGCACCAGCGCCTGTGAACATGTTGTCAATCGTCGGGAGTGTACGGTTGACCGATCCAAGAGCGTCTGCGGCAAGTCTAGCATTTTCGTGTGCTTCAGCAAAGTTCTTAGCACCTACTTTAGCCAACTCATCTGCCATACCTGTGGCGATGTTTTCCACACGCTGTATTTGAGGTGGTGCCTGTTCTAACCCAAGTTCGCTTGCTTCGACCCATTTTTGTGTTTCGTCGCTCCACACACGACCACGCTCGTTGACGCGGAAGAACTCAACTTTGTTGTCTCTTTGGAAAGGCTTAAGGTCGCCTTTTTCACCTGAGATGTACTCATTGAAAACACTGTCACGAACCGTTGCTAACTCAAGTTCATCAAACAAGTCTGGAGAAATACCAGCCGCATTTGCCATACGCTTTCGTACTAAAGGACTTTGAGTAGGCATTTTATCAAGTTCTGCCTGACGGATTTCTTTAGCAATGTCCTTAAGCTCTTCTTTATCAGCTACGCCTTCGACACGCGAAGCAAGCTCAGGCAAACCCAAAGAAGTAGCAGCAGCAGCAAGGCTGGCCTTACGTGCGCCAAAGGCTGACTCTGCTGTAATTTGTGCTTGTAGTTTACGTGCTGCTTCTTCGTACTTTACAGCATTAGGGATGTCACCTTGCTGCCGGTAAAACTGAGCCAACTGAAGCAAACCTTCAGGAGAGTTAGTGTCAATCTGAGCCAGCTGTTGACGCTGTTGTTGCATCTGTTGTTGCTGCCTAAGTTGTGCAGGAAGCTGTGCTGCTTGTTGTGAGGCAGTAAACAATCCTTGACCATAAGTAGGTTGCAACAGACCTTGTAAAAATGCTTGTGAAAACTTAGCCATAATTAACCACTCCCCGGAATTAAGCTACCAAAAAAGTTACCTAAAGCAGAAGCCATACCAGAAGCAGAAGTCTGAGTTGACCTAGGCGTCAAAGCTCCTGACAAAAGGCCGGTGCCTGTTTGACCCAGCAAGTTTGCTCGTGCCTGTTCTGCAATCAGTCTTGCTTCTAAGCCAGACATAGCCGCTTCGCCAAACAATCCAGCGCCCTGTAGCTGTGCTTGCTGTTGCAACGCTGCCAATTGCTGTGCAGGCTGCGTAGCCGCCATAAGCTGTTGCTGTGGTACGTAACCTGCGCCAAGGAATGCTTGACCAAGCTGTGCTTGCTGCATTTGCTCTTGACGTGCCTGCTGTGCCGCACCAAGTCTTGCTTGCGCCATTGCTTGTTGTTGCGCTCGTTCCATAGCAAGTTGCTCAGGTGTACCACCAAACTGCGCTGTGCGTATACCAAGCCGTCCTTGTGCTGCTAAACGCTCTTCTAAGCCAAGACGCTCCATGCGCTCATCAGCCTCAGTAGCCGCCCTGATTTGTTCGTATAGCTCGTTTTCACGGACAGAAGGATCAACCATAGCTCCTCCGAACATCTGACCAGCGCCACCTAAAAGCTGTCTTTGCATTGCCAGTTCATCAGGAGACAAACCCATAGTGGTTTCTACTACGCCTTCAGGAGTTACTCTTGTTCCCATTCCAGCGCCAGTAGCAGTCGTTACCGTAAACGGTCTAAACTGCGTTTGCTCTAGTTGGGTTTCAGCAAGCTCCATAGCGCCCGGTATACGAACACCATCGACAGTCGTACCTAAAACTGCTTGTCTACCTATGTCGCTAAGACGATCGTAAGCTTCACCTGTTAACAGTCCACCAACAACACCCGGAAGTAAAACATCGGGTTGCAATAGGTATGACCCAAGATCTCCCAACAAACCAAGAAAGGCGTTTCCTCCACCTCCAGAGCTTTCCTCCGTGGTAGATGTTGTATTACTTGTTACTATAGGACCAGCCATAGTTATCTCCCGTTAAAGTAGCTTTCCTATCAAAGCCATTACGTTAATCTCCTGTAGTGATAGCTGTGAGCCATCAATCTCTGCTTCTAAACCTACAACAACACTTGTTCCGTAGCCTGTTGCGTTTAAACTTCTTTGGTTAGTCAAAGCACCGCCTGTGAATTCCACAGTTGTGTACTCGCTTTCGTTGAAGAAACCAGTAATCTGATCTCCTACTGTAAACTCTGCTGTTGCGTACGTACCTTCAAAGTCATACGCCCATTTCATAAATACTGTTGCGTTGTTTGCACCAACAAGTGTAGGCTTTAGCTTCTTCAAGATCTTGACTCTGGAACTGTCACCAAATGTCAAACTTGGGCTGTAGTACTTAAAGCGGTAACCTAAACCGTTGTCCTGATAGCCAGTGTACTGACTTATACCTTCAGACGTGCCTATGTAAAAGTCACCGTTGTCCAAGCGCGTGTAACAGCTAAAGCCTGTAGAAGGCCAGCGAGTAACACGATACGAACCATTCTCTGTTGTGCCTCTAACGTCGAAGCAGTAGGTGTTGTCTTGGCCTACAAAGGTCAATAAGTAAAAACCTTCTTCAGGACTATAAGCAGATCTAAAGAATGTGTTTTCTGTTTGCAACGCACTAATAATGTCTTTTGTAATGTTTCCAGACAGACTACTAATAGGTAGTGACTTCTCTTGTATTGTTCTACCAAAACTTTTAAGACCTGTGTGTGCTAAGAACAACACGTCTGTACCAGTGTATTGTACAGTGTCTCTATCTACGCAACCAACGCCTGCTACAGTGTCAGCCAGTGTCATTGTTGCTGGTGCTTCTGCTCCTTGATATGCAATGATGCTGTGCTTACCAAAGATAATTAAGAGTCCATTGTGTGCAGCTAAAGCTACAATCTCGTCATACCCATCAGGCCAGACCTTTGACACATCAATAGAGCCGCTAGTACCGCCTGTGTAGTCGTGACCAATAAGCAAGTCAGACCAGTAAACAATAGAAGGACTACCACCAACACCTGTTACCCAAAGACGACCATAGGCTGACAGCACTTCGTTACCTAGTGGAACACCAGCAGCGCCAGCTACTGAGTCTAAACGTACTACAGACGAGCCGTCGTACACCAAAGGCTCATGAGAAGCTTGAAACAAGTACGCCTTGTCGTTAAAGTTGACAATTTTCCAGTTGTCTGCTGTAACTGTGTAACTACCGGGTGTTGCGTCAGTAAGTGTAGTAGTTCCTGTGAATATTTTATTATTACCTACAGACAAAACTACGTTGCTGCCAGTGCTTCTGTCAAACTCTTTTATAGCCCTAATCGTGCCAGAGCCTAACGCTGTCTTGTTAGTTGTAATAACACTATGACCCTTACGTGCCGCAATACGACCACGTTTGTCAATAACAGCGTTGTCTGCTATTTCAGCAAACGACGGATCTTGAGCTAACGGCGAGTCTTCAGTGTTAATACCTTTGAAGGCCGGTGCTACAAGATTAATGCTTTGTAGTTGTTGTGCCATATCAAATAGTCCTAAAGTACATTTCCTCAGGATGCTTTGCTGCGTCTATAGCAATAGCGTCAGACAAAAACTTTTCTGCAATTTGAAAATACTCAGCAGCAGAAGTACCGCCCGTTTCTCCGCGTTCACGAGTTAACAAAGCAACAGCTAAATGAACTACAGGCATTGCAGGGACAAGCAACGAGTCTGTGTTAGCGCTCAAGTCAGCCTGTCGCTTAATTACGTCAAATCGTAGACTGTACACACCGTCTGGTGTTGGTCCTACAAGCACTTCAGTGTCTCCGTTAGAGTCTAAACCGTTGTACGTGTAGTACTTAGGCGCACCCTCTACCGCATTAGAAATATACAACGCGTCGTTAAACCAGTTTTTAGTTTGGTACTCCATAAAACAATTTTGAGTATCGTTTAAGACAGACATAACTTTTACGTTGTCACCACCGCCTGTCAGTGAGTAACTGTTGTCAGAAGCAGAAGTAGTTACAACAATAGTTTCACGTAAGGCTGACCAGTCTGTTGCTTCTTCTACTAACTTCTTAGCGTCGTTAATAAAGTCACCAACCATTTTGTTATAGGTTGTGCTTGTGACTGACGTAGTTTCTTCTTCACGCAATCGACGCAGTACACTGTTCATTAAATTTAAATACGTCATACTAACATTCCTGATTTTTTACCGCCCATTCCCATTGTTAATAACCTATCAATTTCTTTGTTATAGTCTGTTTTTGGTTGTGGCTGTAACGCTTTTGCCAACATTGGGTCATACTCAAATGTCTCTTTAAAAGGATCATACTCTCTAGGTGCAGGCGCAGGTGCTACTTGTCCACCCGCAATAGCCCCAAGAAGACCGCCAACACCACCAGTAATCATGTCTTGAAGTCGCTGTGTTTCTTCTCCTATGATGGTTCTAATTTCCTCTTGACCTCCAAGCAACCCCTCTTGTCCTGTAAGAATATCTCGTTGTCCTTCTGCTAAGCTATCAATTGCATTTAGCATTAAGTCTTGACGTTCAAGAACACCATCTTCGCCTGTTATGGCATTAAAGCCAGCATTCAAGCTATTTGTTATAGACAAGAAAGCCTCATCCATATCAGCATTAGTTGGTATGTTTTCTAGTGAAGCATTAAGAGCCAGAGTCAACTCGTTTTGAGTTAACGTATCAGGCATCAAAGCCGCTATCTGATTAAGCTGGTCTTCATTAAACCTAAACTCACTCAGCGCAGTACGGACGTTAGCGTCTGTAGCAAAGTTTAAGCCTGAGATAGCATCAGTAATGGTTGTTGTTGCGGTGTTTAAGCCTTCAGCAGTAGCAACACCCGTTAGTGCTGTATCAATCAATGTGCCAATATCAGTAAGCTGTAAGCCTGCTGGCATTGCGCTAACAATTTGATTTATTTGCGCTTCACTAAATGCGTAGTTAGATAAGATATCTCTAACATTATCTGGAGTAGCAAAACCAAGATTGCTTAACGATAAATTAATTGCATTTACAGCGTCGGTAACGTTTGTTGCTGTTGCAAGATCCGCATCTGCAAATAACTGAGTAATCTCTTCACCTGACAGATTCTCAGGTATGTCGATTGCTCCAGATATTTGATCGAGTTGCTCAGGAGTAAACTCAAACTCTGACAAGGCTGTACGTACAGTCTCATCAACACTTATAGCGCCTTCACCGATTAAGCCCATGTCAGCTAACTCAGTTCGTAAGTTAGCAATGTCTGTCGCTGTGGCTACATCTGCTCCTTCACCAATTAAGCCAGCGGCTACAAGATCGTCACGGAGACTACTAATATCGCCAGTAGTAGCAAAGATTGCGTCTTCACCTAAAAGACCAGACTCAGTTAAAGCGGTAACTAAGTTATCTAGATCTTCTTGAGACGCAACAGTTACGTCTTCGCCAATAACACCGGAAGCAATTAACTCATCTCGCAGACTAGAAAGCTCTTCTGAAGTTGCCAGTAATAAAGCACCTTCTTCGTCTATTACGTTTGTTTGTTGTAACGTTGTTACAAACTGGTCTGTAATATCCTGCTCAATGACATTACCGTCAGCGTCAACAATACCTGCATTTTGCAAGGTAAGTAAAACACTGTCGCTTACGTCTAAAGACAACTGCCCTTCGTCGTCAACGACGCCAAGAGTTTGTAACGCTGAAATAACACCGCCTTCAACATCAACAGCTTCAGGCTGAATAATGTTGCCTTCTTCATCAACTAGCCCTACATCTTGCAAGGTAGTTAAGAACTGACCTGAAATATCTTGTTCAATGACATTACCGTCAGCGTCAACAATACCTGCATTTTGTAAAGCAAGTAATACATCGCCGCTAACATCTAAAGATAGCTGTCCATCAGCGTCTACAAGGCCGATGCTTTGCAAGGCAGAAATAACACCGCCTTCAACATCAACAGCCTCTGGAGGTATTAAGTTGCCTTCAGCGTCTAAAATGCCTGCTGTTGTTAATGCTGCAAGAACTTCAGCTTGAACATCAGGGAAGACTTGTTGGATAAAGTTACCATCAGCGTCTACAATACCTGCGCTAGTTAATGCGGCAAGAACTTCTGACTGTATGTCTTGACGTATAACATTGCCTTCAGCATCAATGATTCCTGAATCAAAAAGAACTTGCCTAACACCGTCTACAAGATCTGCGGTTGTAGCAAAAGAAGCCTCGCCAATAATGTCTGCAAACAAGCTTCTAATAACTGATTCGTCAGTAACTACGCTTGTATCGCCTTCAGGCTCTGGTTCAGGTTCTGGTTGAGGCTCACCCTCGGGTTCTGGCTCAGGTTCTGGCTCAGGTTGAACAGGATCCATTACAGGGTCAGTACCGACATCTCCGAACTTATCATCACCCCCTGTTTCATCCCCTACGAATGTTTCTTCGGCTGGGTCGAACTCACCCTCTGGTTCAGGTTCTGGCTCTGTAACAGGATCGGTACCAAATTGATTATCTTCTTTAGTGTCGTCTCCGATTACTCCTATCTCTTCGGCTGGTTCAGGTTCTGGCTCAGGTGCTGGTCCTCTGTCAGGATCTTCAATGTAAGTAGGAACGTCGAAGTAGTCGTCTAAGAAGAAATCGTACCGTGACTGTTCATCAAGCACCTTCCAGTCTTGAGGGATTATACCTCCTTCTGCCTCATAACGCTCTATCAAGTCATCCATAGAATATTCATAGATGTCTTCTTCTAGTGCGTGAAACGACAAATCATCTAACAGTGACTGATATGTACCGGAACCAACTACCTCTAGACCAGTATCTTCTAACTGCTGTCTGGTGTACTCACCATTAAACTCAAAGTCAATGTCTTCGCTTTCTGCTAATTGGAAGTACTCATTACCCTCACTGCTTACAAAGTAGTTGTCACCTCTATTGGTAAACATTAGGGTAGGGTCTGGCTCTTCTTCTTGAGTTATAGGTGGCAGCTGGTCTTCTGTCGCTGTGCCTGAGTCTATTAAAACATTGCGCACAGAGCTATATATAGCACCACCAATGTTTTCTGCTAAGATGCCTCCAAGCCAGTCAGGGATACCAGAGGGAAAACTGCTAGAGAATATACCGCCAATAATAGCTCCTGCTTGCGTAGGATCTGCTACTGCTCCTTGTATTTGACCAAGAACTTCAGTTAAAATGCCTTCATCACCAAATATTTCATCAGCTAAGTCACCGCCAGCGCCTATAATAACTTGACCAACACCGCTTAAAATCTCTCCTATAGACTCTCCTTCTCCTACTGCATCAATAAGATCGCCAGCAATATCGTTGACTTTGTTTATTGTTTCTCCAACCGAAGGTAAGAAAATAACACCAGCAGTAGGCATCCAGTTAGGTAGCGATATTCCGGGAATGTAAGGAATTAAATCTCTAAGAATGCCATCAACATTTTGTAAAATGTTTTCTGTTGTTATAGTGACACCAGCGCCACTACGAATGACTATTGTTTCTCCACTGGGTCCGCCAACAGTTGTAATAGGAGAAGTAGGAGTAGCACCAGCAAATGACATGCCTGCTTGAGATATAACTTCTGATGTTAAACTACCAGTAGGAGCAGGCAACTCTGCCAAGCCTTCTGGATTGTTTATCATCGTAGAAATGATTCTGTCTGCTTCTACAATAGAAACAGTTTGATCCCACCAGTCAGAAACGCCGTCTATGTCTTTAAGAAAATCAAGCTCAAAAGCAAGTAATTCGTCTACTGTTGCTTCATCATTAGCATATCTATCAAACAACTCCCCTAATTCTTCAACTTCTTGCTGACGATAAATTCGATCCATATCATCGTATTCGCCAGCAGGATCTTGCTCTTCGTAGTAAGTACTTAAGAAGTTATTAAGTATGTCAAACCACTGATTGAAGGGAACTCCTTCGTTATTAGAAGCTTTGAAAACTCTACCGGTTCCCGGATTTATTTCATATGCCATTTATTGTTCCCTCGATACGCCCTTAGTTTTTTCATAAGAGCGCATAGCACCAAGACCAAGCATACCCATCAGTACAGGCATCATAGTCTCTAGGTCAATCAGTGGTATAGTAACTTCAATAGCCAACAGAGCTAGTACAAAGTTGGTAAAGGGTATAACCATAAAGTTACCAGTCATACCCAAGACACAGCACCAGCCAACAGCAGGTCTCCAACCAGAGACAAACAAAGACTTGTGTGCTGCTTCTACTTTGTTAACTTCTAGCTGCGCCTTAGCAAGCTCCTGAGCGTGTCTTTGAGCCATTGTAGCAACTTCATGGGCCAGCCTAGCCTTCTGGTCCTTGTCCTGTACAAACTTGTCTAGAAGCCCTGTAACAGGCCCTATGAGCGACTCAATCATCTAGCAAACTCCAAGATAGCAATAGCCATAGTGACGATAACAGCAATAGAAGCAAAGCCGCTTGTCATCATCTTTTCTAGTTTGTCAAAGCGTTGGTTATGTGCGTCCAGTTGCATCTGAATCATTTCATAACGAATACTACACTCACGCTCATGAGCTTCTAACCGACTTATTGCTTGCTCTAGGTCTGACATGACTATTCCTTATTATTTTGCTCGACAGTTACCTGAGCGTCTAGTTTACCGATTTCTACTTCTAGTCTGTTTAGCTGCCTGCGTAACTCGTGTATTTCTACGTTGCGTTCTTCCAGAGCCATGATCTTAGCGTTCTGTATTAGATCGTCTGGTAACGCACCACGTAGACCTAGAGGCCATTCACGAACAAACGCAGAGTTTTCCTGTATGTTCATGTCCTGTATTTCTTGGCTGTGTTCAACCGTAGTAATACGAGTGTCTAGAGTTACGTAAGCAGTAGTAGCCATAACGATGCCAGCACCAAGAGCAACTAAGTTCCTTAGCGGTATAGCGACCTTGGTGTTGTCATCAATTTCAGGCATTACCAAGGCATACCGTCAGCAGATACAGGATTTTTTTGTCCTTCAATGTTAGCCGTTAGTGCCGCTTCAGTAGCACTCTGGTCTACCTCTGCGTGTACCCAGCCCAATACAGTAGCCTCTGTTAGGCTGTCATAAGCAACAAAGTCATCAGCATCAGGGTCAGGTGTAAAGCCTACAGTGCCGTATGAAGAGGCAGAGTAAGTCACAGCGTCGTCACCAGTACCAACAGTTTCAGATTCAGTAACACGCCAGTGCGCCACGGTTACACCGCCGTCTGCCACGTTACGCTCAAGGTTTGCGATAGTCCATGTAGCCATTGTTAGTCTCCAAATACTGCGTCACAAATTGAACGCACGTTAGCGGGTTCAGATGTCCAGTCGTCACCTGATTGAATTACATGACGGTGATACGACTGTGAAATTACAGCGCCGTCTTCGAGTACCTTAGTAGCAGTCCGTACTTGAACAGAGGTTACGTCGTTGCCGTTCTCGTCCTGAGTAGTGACTACTTCTACTTTGTCTGCTGTTACGCTTTTAGTTAATGCCATTGTCTTTCTCCTTTAGTCCGTCTCAAGAGTCCACTTGAGATAATTAAGCGGCTTGATATGCAATCGTAATAAGCATTTGTTGGGTTTCGTTTGTAACTTGTTGTGCCTGCCAGTTTGCGTTATCAGATGCATAATAAACCCTTAAAAACGCATCTCCACCTGTGGCATAGCTTTGCAAATAACTACCACCGCCCCAATTCAAACCGCTAGGCAAAAATGCACCAATAGAGCCAAGTGAAGCAACAGTAAAAGGTATTCCGCCTATTTTTAAAAATCCTGAGCCTGTAGTTGCGGAAACATCTAAATAAATTCTTACATGAACTGTATCGCCTATTTTTGTATATGTTCCAGTTTGTGTTGTATATGTGGTTGTTCCAAAAGAAGTGCCTCCACCAAGCGTAGGAGTAAACGTCCCTTCTTCGTAGTCGTCTAGCTTATTGGCTGAGCCTGTGCCGCCTAGGTATGCCCCGCCTGACAGGTAAAGGTCTTTAAAGCGGTTACCAGCGTTTCCTAAGTCAGTTGTCCCATTAGACAAGGCTCCAGACAACATTGGATTAATAGATGTACCACCAAAATCAAGACCAGTTTCGTCTGTTCCTTCAGAGGTTATATAAAGTACAGTTCCTGCTCGACTACCAATACTACCGACTGTTATGCCGTCTTTGCGGAGGTCAATAATTGAGCCGTCTGAAGTCTTACGATTAAGCAATAGCGCATCGTTGCCGTCAGAAACTAAGACAGCGGCTCCAGTAGGTCGTAGGCTTGCACCAACAGTAGTGGAGTCAAAAGAAGTTTTACCAACCAACAAGTTGCCGCTTGAGTCGATGCGCATGCGTTCTGCGGGAGAAGTAGTGCCAGTTATAAACTGAATGGTTGAGGCTCCACTATTGGCAGAAGCCAGCTTCAAATCAGATTTATTAGTTGCAAAAATTCTAGGGTTAGCGGCTTCTGTTGTACTGTCTGCAAAAGCAATTTGTCCACCATCAGAGCCAGTAGAAACTTGAAGAACACGCCTACTGCTACCAGTAACTAAACTAGAAACGCCAATACCGACGTTGTTGCTGTCATCAATAACGATGCCAACACCTGTACCGCCGCCTGCCGCTAGTCCAAGGTAATCACTTGCGCCTGCTCGTAGCTGTACGCCTGCATCACCAGTCGCAGGAGTGTCCTCTAGCTTCAAATCAAGCGTTCTGTTTCCTTTTGCGAAACTCATCAAACCCGACGGGCTGGAAGTGCCGATACCGACATTACCACTAGAGTCGATACGCATTGCTTCGTCTGCGTTGGTTTGAAAACGCATGGAGTTATCACTGTGGTCGTATTGTACTCGACCTATTGAACTACTATCGCTATCACCAAAAAGCACCGTAGTTGACGCATTTGTAGTGCCTGTAGTAATGAATAAATTAGCATCACCAGAAGCACTATGAACATTGAGCAATCCTGACGGACTGGTAGTGCCGATACCAACATTCCCGCTGGAGTCGAGCGTCATGACTCTTGTGGTAGTGTCTTCGTTATAAAAACCTAATTTACCACCGCCGTCAGATGCGGCATCATTTGTAGACCATATACGCCAAGTGTTTCCGCCTGTGCCAGTGTTATCAATTTTAATAGGAACTGTTGAGCCAGAACCTGCAACATGAAGCGGCCCTGTTGGACTGCTAGTACCAATACCGACATTGCCGCTTGCATCTACAAGCATATGCGTAGTAGACCCGTCGTTGCTTAAATAAAACTTGCCGCCTGTATGTGCTAAATACGTCTTGTCAGTTGTGTTGTAATTTTCTAGTACAAGTGAAGCGTCAGCAAATGACGAACCCGTGGCTTTCACTGTCATCCTTGAGGTTGGGCTAGCCGTACCAATACCCAAAGACTCCGCAGACGCATCCCAGAAGAACTTCGCAGTCGTGCCAGTGTCTTCGTAGAAGCTGATGTCTCCGCCTGAGCCTATTTTCATGCGAAGATTATTTCCCGCTGTTTTGAACAGCATTTCATCTGTTCCAGAGGGGCTGTTTTGTAAAAGCTCTAACTGTCCATCTGTATTGTGATAAACATAGCTATAGTCACCACCTGAGCCATCGCCATTACTATCACCGTCTAAAATTAACATTGCACCGCTGGCATTCGTACTGCCCACAAGAACGCTTGTGAAGCCTGCTTGTTGTACGTCTAAGTCATCAGCCGTCACAGTACCCGTTACGTCAATGCCTGTGGAGGTGGTGGCTAGTTTTTCTGCGTTGTCGTAATAAAGTTGAACAGAGCCATTCTCATTGAAAATAGCCATGTTTTCGCCGTTTACACCCTCAAGCTGAATATTTGTGGAAGCTCTAACAAAAAGACTTCCTGCGCCTGCTTCTTGAATAATGGAGCCAGCACTAGGGTCGTGATAAATCTGTAGGTCAGAGCCAGCGCCGAAAATAGCCTTGTCGTTGTCGCCGAACGCAATGTCTGTACCGCCAGTGGTATTACCGTTGCCAAGGACTTCAGACAGTGTGTCTGCACCGGCAACTTGAGAATCTACATACGCTTTGATCGACTGTTGAGTAGCCAGCTGTGTCGCTGAGTCAGATACCATGTCGTCTTCATCAAGCACAGCCGTACCTGATACACCTGTGTCTAGTACAGCAGATGTCAGCGTCTTGTTAGTTAGTGTTTGTGAACCAGTTAAAGTTGTAACAGTGCTATCAATAGCAAAGGTAACAGCATTCTCTGAGCCAGACGTATCAATACCAGTACCGCCTGTAAAGGTCATCGTTTCGCTGTCTAGGTCGATACTAAGCGCACCACCAGAATCAGCTTGGAAGTCTAGGTCTTGCGCGGTTGTTTGTGAATCGACATAGTCTTTAACTGCAGCGGACGTAGGTAATGTAGTGTCGTTGTCATTAGAACCAATACCTTCTGATTCAATAACAATGGCTGCTGCTTTAAAATTATCTACTTCTAAGTTTGATATTGTGTTGTTGTCTGCATCAATATTTTTATTAGTAAGTGTGTCTGATCCTGTAATAGTAGAAACAGAGCTGTCAACACTAATTGTCAAAGTGTTTCCAGAACCTGAAGTATTAATTCCGGTTCCACCAGCAATTGTCATAGTTTCAGAATCTAGGTCGATACTTAATGCACCGCCTGAATCACCTTGAAAGTCTAGGTCTTGAGCAGTAACTTGGGCATCAACATAGGCTTTTACAGATTGTTGCGTAGGCACCAAAACAGCGCTGTTGGACGACATATCGTCTTCGTCAACAAAAGCACCAATAGAAATAGTACCGTCAGAAATAGTGTCAAAGGTCAGGGTTCCGGTAAACGTAGGCCCTGCTGTGTCAGCTTTGGTTGCAATAGCGGTGGCAATCGCATCGAACTCAGTTTCAAATTCAGCGCCACGGATGATCTTTCCTGAGTCGCCTGTAGGTAACGAGTCCTTAGCTTCAAAGTCTGTAGTCTTAGTATAGTTCGACATCGGAAAGTCCTATTGCAGAGAAGAAGGAGGAGAAAGGAAAAGGGGCCATTGCTGACCCCTTGAGTTCGTTACTCTGCAACTGCGAGAACGAAACCAGCTTCAGGACGGTATACTTCAACACCGTAGAGGCAATCAGCCGTGTACAGAGTTGAGAGGTATTCCTGCTTGTACTGGGTTTGTGAACGAACAGCTTGCTGCTCAGCCATAACGATAGCGTCACGGTGGAACAGAAGTGCTGCGCGAGTATCGGCAGATCCAGCAGTGTTGTCTGCAGCAGCTTCGATAGTTGCACAGTTAGCTGAAACGTAAACGTCTACGCCGTAAAGGTTACCGATAAGACCAGACTGTACGCTTTGGCCTGATACAAAGTCAGAAGACACGTATCGGTCGATGCCCATGATAGTGTTACGAACAGAAGGTGGGATAACAAGTACACGATCTTCCATTGGTACGTTGTTGTCGTCAAGCTTCTGGATCATGTCGCGGAAGAAAGCATCAGTAAACACGTCAGCAGGAACAATAGTGTCGTCAGTGTACTGAGTAGTTGTGCCACCGTCGTTAAAGAAACAACCAGTGTGCTGATAGTCAGTAGGAGCTACTGAGTCAGAGAACACAACAGTTCCACCGTTACCAAAACCAGTACCACATGAGTGGAGGTCAGTGTCGATCTTAGTAGCAAGAGCATAACCAGCGTCTTCAGTGTAAAACTGACGGAGGCTAGAAAGCGCCTGTACTTCAACGATGTCTTCGATCAAACGTGAGTACTCGAAGTGACGGTCGATGTCAACAGTCAGTTCGCTCTCAGTGTTTGCAATGATAGTAACTGCAGTGTCAGCAGCCTTAGCATTTGCATCGCCACGAGTTGGCTTTGGAATGTGAAGCTTGTCGCCCTTCTTGCCGTTCATAGCGATACGCTTGACAAGTGGAGCCATCTTCAGGTTCTTTTGGTAAGCAGCAATAATTTCGTCACTCCAGATTTCTGGAATAAACGTTGCCGCTTCAGTCTTCGCAGTATTACCGGCTGCGCCCGGATAAGTTGCAGTAGCCATGTCAATCTCCTAGATTATTTGACTCGACCCTCCGCATAAGCTGCCATAATTTCGTCTGACAAAGCTTGATAACGATCAGGGTCATTTTTCATTAGTTTAATAATGTCGGCCCTACGATATGTTTTTTTACGTGTTCCTGCACTGCTTCCTCGTGCATTGCCTGTGTTAGCTGCCTTCAGTGTCTGCTTACGTGCCTGTTTTTCAACCTTGGCAGTCTGCTGGGCTACTGTCTTCCGTTCTTTCCAGAGTGAGAAGAGTTCGTCCGCAGAGTCAGCGTCGTACTGTTGGTCAGCCGCTACAAACAACTGAGTCCTAATCTTAGATGCTTTAATCCATTCTGCAAACTTAGGATCATTAAGAATTGTCTGCATGTCTGGATGTTTAGCTTGAAGCGTAGCCAATGATGACTGCTTCTTGTACTGCTCAGAGTACTGTTGCGCTTCTCTAATTTTAGGGTGATTCTCAATAGCACGATTGACGGCTGCTTGAGGATCTGTAAAATAGTCAATATCGTCTTCAGGCTCAACGTATTGTTGAGGTGCTGGCGGTTGCGTTTGAGTACTAATGTAATCGTCTACAACCTTACGAAGTTCACCTACTTCAGAAGACTGACGACCTAGTAGCTTTTCAGCTTCTTGGTGCATTTGTACTACTTCTTCTAAAGACTTGCCTTGGTACTTCTCTGGTAAGCTAGGTTCTTCTACTTGAGGTTGCTCAACTTCTTCTTTAACTTCTTGTTGAATCTCATCAACTTCGTTTTCAATGGTGTCCACGTTTTCCTCTTCAGGTTGTGGATCAAGCATCATAGCTCGTGACATAATTAAACTCCGTGATTATAATCATTGTGGAGACTTCTTTCTACCTGCTTTTTCGTGTTCTCGTACCCATTTCATGTGCTGACCGGGGAAGTCCCCAGTAGAACCATCAAGGTGAAAAGACGGGGCAGATACCAATTTAGTAGCATTAGCGCCACAACCGCACCTACTGGTTGTAACGCCAGACTCTACCATTTCTTCAAAGACATGTCCGTTTGTACAACGGAAGTCATAAATTTTATACATCAACAGGGCCTTCTTCTTCGGCTTCTGCTTGCTCTCTAGCCGCTTCTATAGTACCTTGGAGGTTAATTACAGTAGCGAAAGCAGCAACTTGGCCTTTACGGAAGTACAGGTCTTCTGTGTCTTTGACTGTCTGAATGTCAGCCAATTGTTGTGCATTGTTGGATAACTCTTGTAAGAGTTGTTTGAAACCTTCGTGGTTGAAGAGTTCGTTGTAGTTGTCGAAGTAGGTTTCAAGCTCAGGAGTCATAGTTTCCTCTAATGTTGTTAACTATAGTTTTATTATAGCATACTTTTTAGCAGTTGTCAAGCTTTTCTTGTGGACTTCCTGCGTCTACCTGAAGCTGTGACTGCGTGTTTGATTGCTTTAGGGCCAGTCTTACGACGAGCAGAAGAGGCTTTTTCAGCTTTGGTCATTTTAGCTGCAACAGCTTTGGGACGACAAGAGGGGTAAGGACGCTTAGATTTACCTTTTTTTGCAGACTTACGTCCACAGGGCTTGCCTGTTTTAACGTCTACCCAGTCTTCTTTAAACCACTTAGTGAGTCCACCTTTTGGTTTACTCATAAGTACCGCCACGTTTTTTGTATTCTTTAGTTAACCAGCCTGAAGCATAAGCACTAGGCCAAACTTTGTATTTCTTTTTAGCCTCTGCTTTAACACGGGCATATAGCGCTTTATTTTTAGGCGTTGGAGATTTACTTTTTGCTTTAGGCATGATTACTTTTTCTTTTTCTTATTAGTTGCTGTTCGTTGACCACGCTTTGGTAAAGCGACTTTCTTTTTAGATTTGTTCATTTTCATACCATAACCGGGCATAGCTTTCTCCTTTGCTGTCTTAGACAGATCTTCAAAATGGAAAAGTTTTACAGATGTTTTTCCGTGAGTTTTACCTGAGTGTAACGACCCGTCAGGCATCTTGTGTGTACCGCCTGTATATTCAGTGCCGTCACGTTTATAATGTTTTACGCCTTTAGCCATTACCATTTAACCTTATCAGCCCAATAAGCGGCTGACATTTTACCTTTAGAAATATTTTTAGCGTGTCGTGCTTTGAACGATGCTCGTTTTTTCTTCATGCGATCAGACTCACCTGATTTAGGTTTACCTGCTGTTTTAGCACCTTGCTCGCCAAAACGTATAGTCTTTACTTTGTCTCCCTCTTTAGCAACAACAACGTGAGACTTCTTAGGATGATTAGGCGTCCGCTTTGGTTTGTTGTACCCGCTTACGCCCGCTCGTGCTAGTCTTGGGTCTTTCTTTGCTGGCATTAGATAGTTCCTCCACCTTGGTTTCCAGTTGGTCCACCTTGGTTTGTAGGTCTGCTAGGAGTTGGAACGTTCCTTGGAACTCTTGGTTGACTCGCTGCAGGAGCAGGCGTAGTTCGTGGTCTGTCAACATTTGTTTTACCTTCTATTTGTTTTTCTTTAAGGAGAGTGTCAGCAACTTTCATACGTCGCTCAAACTCTTTATCTTCTTGGTCACCTTCACGAAGGTTTCGAGTGATAGCATTAATCTTATCAATTTCTAGCTCTTGCGGCACTACTTGAGCTTCTGCAGCCAACTTAGCAGCCCTAGCTTGTGACTCCTGCGCTTGAGCAGACAGTGCTGCGGTCTGTGACTGCTGGAACTGTAACTGTGCCTGTTGCGCTGCCTGAGCCATCTGTTGTTGTTGTGGGTTAGGCTGCATAGCTTGTTGCATAGCCGCAAGAAGTTCTTCACGGTTAGACAAGTTCATGTTGTCTACAACAGACTGAATCAAGGTTGTATAAAGCGGTGAATCTTTGCCCATAGTCTGTAACAACTGTACAAGCTGAGTGACTTCGTACTCACGAGCAATAACGCCTAGTGTACTGCTAGCGTTAAACTTGTAGTCCGCAACAGGGTAGTTTTCTGGATCAAACTGCATATAGCGATATGCCGCTTTCTTAACAAACGGAATCAAGAACGATTGCTGGAAGTTAATCAAGGTGCGCTTGTGACGTTTAATAATAGCGCCAAGAGACATACTGATACCAGCGGCAGTAGCCTCGCCGTTAACACTACCAGCAATTCCTGCTGAGTCAACTGCTCCGGTGGCTTGCTGTACCATCTGCTGCAATGCTCCGGCCTGAGCAAAAGTAATTTGACTAACTTGACCAAAGTTGAATGGTTGAAGAACTTCTTTAGGATTTCCACTGGTTAAGATCATCTTTCCGGGGCGTACTTCTGGTTTTGCACCGCGAGGTAGCCTAGTTGCGTCAATAGCCATCATTGGGTGAATAGTGAGGCTCAAAGCGTCGATACGTGCGCGTAGTTCGGTATCTAGAGCCTTCTGAGAGTTGTAACCTTTTTCGCAAACACCACGACCCCAGAAGCGTCCGGGTACTACGTCCCAAGGAAACGCAACAATAGGACGATCTGTCATCATGTAAGGGTTGGCTTCTGCTTTAAGAAGAATACCCCCGTTAGCAACCACTACAACGGCCTCTACGTACTTTGAGTTAGAGTCTTCCTCAAGTACTGCTTCTTCGTCATCTTCGCTTAGAGCGGAGTTTAGAAGCTCTCTGGGGACAAGCCCATAGTACTTAGTGAGTCGTACCTTGTCATCGTTGTAAATTGTAATGTCTTGGTCAGGTTCAAGATCAGTGTCAGGAGCAGCAGGACCAACATAAACACTTTTGTAAACACCCTGTTCTTGCAGTAGTTCTACTTGGTGTAAGCTTACAAATTCGTCTACAGCTACGCCCATGGCGTCTTCTACAGAGGTAGCTACAGGGTCAATCAGGAAGTTCTGAGGCAGTACGGGCTTAAGTTTAACCTTGACACGGTCTGTAATGTTTACTCCTACTGCTTGCAAATCTCCTCCCATAATGGGTTGAGTAGCAGGAGCCATCTCTTTCATTTCTTCGATAACAATTTCGCCAATGCCCGTGCCAAAGACTGCAGCGTTAATTAGGCACTCAGCGACGGCCTTACGTACCATACACTCTTCAAAGTCTTCTGTGAGTTTATTCCTAAGAAACTGTACGTCTTGCTTGTCGGTGTCACCAAAGTTGTCGCTTACGTCAAACCACTTGCCACGTCCAAAGGTGGCTTCTTCTAGTTCCGCTACATTAGACTCAACTGCCTGTTGAAGTGCAGGAGAAATAATGCGGGAACGCTCAGACCTACGCTCACTGTCAGCAGGGTCCCATATACCACGCCATAGTCTATAATATTCTTCAAATCTTGCTTCATAATTACTTTCGTAGTAGTCCCTCCAGTCTTCACACTTGGTAATAACCCAATCTTCAATTGTTTCTTGAACCATAAGTGGGTCTTGTTCATATAAGTCAGTCATATTAGTATCCTGCTACCACGTCTAAAATATCATGGTCTTCTATTTCGTAGTCGTAGTCATACGCTACATTTGCCAGTTGGTCGATGTACGCCAAAGCGTCCACTAAGTCGTCATGGGTCAAAGGGTCAGGAAACTGAAAGAGTTGGTCTAGAAATCTAGAGTTCCACTCTCCTTTGTTCAGCGTAATGTACCCATTTTCAAAGCGTCCTTGTAACGCCCACATTACCCTGTCTGTTTTCTTTTTGTTACCGTGTGTCAACTCTTCTACTCTAAAGAATGTTCCGTACCGCTTCTGTAGATCCATCAGAGGTGACATAACGGCTTGTTTAGCAATACCTCTTTCGATTCCCACCGATATGGGACGGTAATCTCTAACGGCCTGAAATATCTTAGCTGCTGTTTCGTCAAGTGACCATCGACCGTATATGATATTGTCAACAAACCAACCATGCTCATTGACCTTAACCACGGCGATCGCTGTGTCGTCAAGTTTGGAATTCTTAGTCTTTTTCTTGTTGACTTCCTCAAATCCTGCCAAGTCAACTGCAATGTAGTAATCTCCTATTTCGGGCCTATCTTCACTAAATTGGACCCAGTCTTCCTTAAACATTTCTGACCCACGCGCTTCAAAGCTTGCCATAAACTCTTGGCGAAACGCATAAGAAGACATAGACTTTTTAGCAATATCAATTTCGTCCGGGTCCAGCAACGGATTGTCGTAAGAAGTAAAGTGGTATGCAGCGTACGTCGAATCATTGCTTAACTCCGCGTATTTGTACAGTTCGTAGAAGTGGTTGCGACCCATAGGTGTTCCTATGAACATTGCACATCCCTTCTGGTCAGCCAAAGCAGGTCTCAGGATCTGCTCAAATACCTCAGGCTTCATGTCAGCGTACTCGTCCATTACGAGGAACTTGAGGCTAACTCCTCGCATAGTTTCGGGGCGGTCGGCTCCCTTGAGACTGATAGTGGCTCCATTAATAAGCTTAATTTGAAGATTATTAACATGACTACCACTGATAACTTCATGCCCGAGATCGAGAAGGGTGGTCCACATGATGTCTCTGGCTTGTCCCTGAGTAGGTGCGACGTAAAATACATGTCCTTTGTCTGCCTGTAGTGCGTTAACGATTAACATCCACGCTGCTAACCTAGACTTACCCGTACGTCGCCCAGCAGCTACTATTTTAAATCTTGTGTCGTCTGCCCAGACCTGTTGTTGCCAAGGCAGTAGTTCTATGTTTAGATCAGTCAAAAGTTCAACCTTGGTGTCGCTGGTACTAACTCAAAAGAAATAATACTGACAAACGTAGAGCCAGCTTCTGGAGTAAGCGTTAGGGTGTCTCCTTCTTTTGCTACAAGAAACTCACCGTACTGTCCACCGAACTCTAGAAAGTCTTTGGACCCTACGTTCTTCCCTGACAGGAAATCAATATTGACGCTGTTGTGTACCCAACGTGCATCAATACTTTTGCTGCTGCCTGTTGTGTTCGATATAAACAAATACGTAACTATAGCGTCGTAGCCAGTAGGCACGTCCAAGATAGTATTGGAAGAACCCGCAGTCAATGCGTCACCATGAGAAAACTTCATTAGTACAACCAAATCACTGGAGTAGTACCCCTAGTGTCCACATGTACAAACGTATCAGCAATACCCACACCAGTAAAACCAAGGTTTAAAGCATTAGCCACAATAGTGTAGCGGTGGGCGGCATTAGTTATTTTTATGTCAGCCGCGATTCCTTGGGCATGTGTTCCCGGCACTTCCTTTTTTCTTTCAATAGGGTGCTGAGTTGGATGACGGTAACCAGACGTCACCTCAAACGGGAAGCCACATGCACCCCGCAATTGGTCTAACTTCTCTAGGAATTCTTGTTCCATGTTGTTGGTGCCAGTGACCTGACAGTCAAACTCTTCTCTTGTGAAGTGCTTAAGACCCATCTACTACTTCTCCTTCTATGATATCGTCTGGAGTAGTTACTTCGGCAGTACCGACACCTGTAATATTAATTTGTATAGCGTTTCTACCGGTGTCTTTGACTACGTCTTTCTCAAAAGCACCCACTGGTAGTATACGGTCCATCACAAGTTTCCAAGCAGCAGCTTGATTCTTATGGTCATTGTCTAAAGCAGCATCAAAAATAGTCTCTAGGACCTTACGAGACTTAGGACTAGCCAACATTCTAGCCTTGTACTCATTAATTATCGCTGCGTCACCCTTGGGTCGGCCTACTTGACCCTTGTTTCCGGGCTTTACAGCGGCTACTTCGGACTTCCGGGGTCTGCCACGACCTCTTTTTTTAATTTCAGTGGTCATAACATAAATTATCCCTAATTACAACAATAGTATAACACAAGTTGACACGAAAGTCAAGCTATTTTAAAGGTAAAAGCAGTAGAAGTATAAACACGAGTAAAATCAACAGGTTACATGAGTTTAATTTATGGGTAATTTTCCTAATTTTGACCTATTTTGTGCGTAAGGGGCTACTACAAAAGTACAACACATGTCAACCCCTCCCCCGGGGCCTAAAGTTATCCACAAGTTGCACACAAGGCGGGATAACCTGTGGATAACTTGGGGTGCGACACTGGCATGGTTTGTGCTTGTGTTGACAAGTGTGTGAGCTTGTGTTGGACCCTTTGGACCTACCTTATATCACACGCGCACACGCGACTAGCACGGAATAACATAAGCAGTCAATAGTCCAAATGTGTGAATATTTACGCTTCACATCTGGGTCAACCTGTGGCTTACTACACACATGGCGAGACGGGGACCGAAGCCACCCCAAATGAGAATGATTCTTATGACTACACTAGACAGAGACACAGCGAAGAACATCGCGGAGATTATGACGACATACATGGTATGGGACAGCATCGCAAGTGATGCGCTAGACGATCCGGAGAAGACTAGCGACGACTATCGCCGGTATCGTGCATGGTCATACGAGGCAGTAGTAGAACTTGCGGACGTCTACGGAATCGAGTTGCCAACAATCACACTCGCTAGGCGATACCTGCGAGACGAATACAGACAACTCGCGGCATAGGAGCGTTGACTAATCGCAGGGGATTCGCTAGAGTCCTCTGCAGTGAGTCAACACACGACTAGCACCGCATAGGTGCGGAGAGCCACAGGAGGCATTGACACATGAAGTACCTAGAGTTAGAACACGAGACACACGGACACGTACGCATTGAGTGGAACGAGAACGCATCATTTAACTTTCAGACACCCAGCGGTGGACAATGGGTAGACTTCCACGCATTCACGTGTTACGGTCTAGAGACTGAACACGAGGCATTCACAGAAGCACTAGAGGCACTGGAGGAGTTAGAGGCATGAGACAGATTGAACAGAAGATGGTAGAGGCATTGAACAACGGCGATAACTGGGAGTTAGCGAATACAGAAGTAGTTAGCGACGGCGAGGGTTTAAGCTGGGTATACTTGCATGGACACATGATAGCGTTGTCGGTTGATGGGATCATTGAGCCTATTCGTGAGACGCTATTGAAATGGCCTACACGCACCACCATGTCACGCCTTCGCGCCTTAGGTGTGGACGTATGCACACGACGTGGAGACATCTATCTGAACGGGGAGAAACTAGCATGAACAACGTAATACAAGAGTATCTTGCACTGGTAGAGCGTACAGTATACCATAGCGACCTAGACGCATTTGACGCGCTAGAGCAGTTGGAGGAGGACTACCCAGAGTTGGCAGACTTGGTCTATCAATCGGCTGGTCCTCTGGCATACGACATACAAAACAACGAGGTGACATCATGAACTTCGGACGCTATACAATCTGGTACAACCACGAGGACCACGTGTGGGACATCTACGACTCACGCAAGGGTTTCAGGTACCCAGAGTACACCATCAACAACTACTCACGGCTCCTATGCGGTCTTCGGGACCGCTTGGGATTCCTAGACACTGACAAGAACCACCGGAGATTCTGGAGAGTCATCCGATGGTGGGACAAGCTACGACACGGGAGGTACTCGCCATGGAACTAATGCTCACACTGGCACTGATGGGCGCCTGCTTCGGCTTTGGCTGGATAATTGGACATGCCGCAGGATACGAGACGGGGAGAAACGAATGGCCCAGATAACACTAGAGGAGGACGCTAGACGCTACGTGGAGGTCCTACGGTCTCCGGCTAGCGCATGGGGCCGACACATGGTGCCTTTCAACTGGAAGAACAAGGAGGGAAAGATAGTGGAGGACTGTACAACGTCGGACAGCTGGCGGTCCTACATGGGCAGACGCTACGGCGTACAGGAGACGGACAGAGCGATACAGGAAGCACTAGGGCAGTCGTTTACCCATAGAGGTACGACGTGGTTCTATGACGGCACTGAGGAGGACTAGACATGTTTGAGAACTGGCAACCATTTTGGGACGTGTTGATATTGGTATCAACATCTGGTATACTCACGCTTTGGCTATACTTGAAAGGAGAGCTTGACGAGTGAAATATATAGTTGGAGGCTTGGGCCTACTCATGGCCCCTTTTCTGTTACCCTTGGTGACTTTGGCCGCCTTGGTGTACATAGTGAGCGCAGTATTCAAAGACAACACAGGAGACACAGACAATGACTAGAGAAACATGGGAGATGTGGGCAGACGAGTATCAGGAGTACTACGACGACGAGACTCCGGTATACCCAGACGATCTGGAGGAGTGGAAGAAGGAGGAACAGAAGGTGATAGACGAAGTCATACAGGCACTACAGGGGGTCACAGCATGACATTTGAAGAATACGAACAGGGGTACTACTCTGGTGACTCTGAGGACCCTTCAGGGCCACCAGAGGACCCAGAGACACACGCCATGGTTGAACACTTGGTGGAGTTTGACACTGAGATGTACCGACTAGAGAGCCGCAGAAAGTACAAGGGGCTATCATACAAACACCTTGAGATGCTCATGGTGGAGCTACACGGGAAGGAGTGGAGAGATGCGCTGTAAGGCTTGCGATAGAATCCTAGAGGAATCAGAACTGACTAAAAAGGACGCACACGGTGACTTTCTTGATCTTTGCGGTATTTGTCTTTCTGCTACTGCTAGCGCGGGAGTAGATACAGAAACTATGCAATATTACCAATATGAGATATTTACAGAGGACAAAGATTATGATACCCTCTACTAAGGTATACTTAGGTATATATACTAAAGAAGAAGCAGTAGTAGTTACTACAGGAGTATAACTTATGTTAATCGACGAGAAGTCAATCTATGAGGTCACAGGCGGCGACTACAGTGTGTACTGCTTCGGCTACACACAAGCCCGCACAGTGACCAATGACATCATGAAGCGTGACCCTTGGGGTGGTATACCCTTTGTGATTAGGAAGGACCTAGAGGTGTCCTTTGACGACAAAGGCAACGTGGTTATGTCTAGGGTGGTACTTGATAAAATCCTATTCTTAGCCAGTGACGAGCTACCGGAGGGCGAGGGTTGAACATGAAACAACCAGAGAACGACCACACGAAACACTTTGGCAACGACGGACCCATAGGTAATGACGCTGAGATCATTGTGTACTACGAGGAACGTGGTCCAGCAGAGCCAGTCCTACGTATACCCTTTTGGTACTGCAAGGACGAATTAGGGATGCACGAGAACTTTGAGGCGTCAGTACGTAGGACAGCCAAGGCACTCGCAGAGTCCTACACGTACTGGCCCGATGGGTACGTCCATGTACAGACAATCATTAACGAGGAGTACGTGAATATAATATGATGACGGAACAGCAGATAGAACAATGGATACGGGACAACCCGTGGAAAGCTAACGTGATCTATCCTGCTGGGGGCATAGGGTTTATGATGTTTGTTATGTACACCTGCATACAAATCATAGATTCTTTTTTGACAGGTAGTTTCATATAGTGTATACTATTAGTATGTCTTGGGGAAATTCCAAGACTAAACCAAAGCAACCAATGCCGCGCCTAGCGGCGACTACGGAGATTATTCCATGACAGCAACAACAGTAGAAGGCGTAGTTAACTTCAGCAACCTGACCGCACATGACGTATTCAACGGTCAGTCAACTGGAGCCTACTCCATGACAATCACATTGTCAGAGGACGACGCTGCGGAGCTTGCAGCCAACGGTGTCAAGATCAAGGACTACCAAGGCAACAAGCAACGCAAGTTCAAGTCGAAGTACGAGATCAAGCGCTTTGACGCTGATGGCAACCCCTACACCGGAGAAGTTCCATACAACTCCAAAGTCCGCCTGAAGTACAAGCTGGGACAGCCTCACCCAGTGCATGGCGTAGCGACCTACCTTGAGGCGGTCAAAGTCTTAGAAGAAGCAGAAATGACTACGGCTGATGCCGCAGACTTCTAAGTTCCTCAGACACGAGAGTTGTCCGGAGTGCGGTTCTTCGGACGCTCTCGCTATCTACGACGACGGGGGCCAACATTGTTTTGGTGCCGGTTGTGACTATCACGTTCACGGTGGAGACCATGGCATGACCTCAGAACTACCTAAGGCCAAGCCCCTGAATTTCAAGGGAGTGGTCTCAAGCATACCCCAACGACGCTTATCTCAGGACACCTGTGGGCGCTACGGGGTCACCGTGGAGTACTCTTCCACAGGTGAAATAGAGAAGCACTACTACCCCTACTACGACCTGTCTACGGGTGACCTGTGCGCGGCAAAGGTACGCGAGGTCAAGACCAAAGGGTTCATGTCCATGGGGGACGTAGGCAACGTCGGATTCTTCGGGCAACAGCAGTGTAGTAGGAACACCTTTATTACAATCACGGAAGGTGAGCTAGACGCCCTAGCAGTCTATGAGATGTCAGGGAAACAATGGGACGTGGTTTCACTTCGGTCGGGCGCAAGTAACGCCGCCAAGGAGATCAAGGCCCAGCTGGAGTGGCTCGAAGGGTACGACACAGTGGTACTCTGCTTTGACAATGACAAGGCAGGAGACGAAGCAGTAGAGCAGGTGAAGGACCTCTTCAGTCCTGACAAGCTGAAGATCTGTAAGCTACCGCTGAAGGACGCCAGTGACATGCTCATGGCAAACAGGGTCAAGGACTTTACGCAACACTGGTGGAATGCGAAGGTCTATAGGCCCGACGGTATCGTCGCCGGTACTGACACATGGGACAAGCTGGTAGAAAAAAGAAACGTCAAGTCAATACCTTATCCATGGGAGGGACTGAATCATATAACTAGGGGGCATAGACCGTATGAACTCGTTACGATCACTAGCGGCAGTGGTATGGGAAAGTCCCAATTTATCAGAGAAATCGAGTATGATCTTCTACGCCGATGCGAAGGCAATATTGGAGTCTTGGCGCTTGAGGAGGATCTGGCCCGAACAACGCTTGGTATCATGTCGGTGGCGGCAAACAGGCCCCTTCACTTGGAAGAGGACACGCCTGTGGACGAACTTCGACCGTTTTGGGAGACCACACTGGGAACAGGACGTTACTACCTATTTGACCATTGGGGGTCAACGTCGGCTGATAACCTCCTCGCCCGTGTTCGCTACATGGCAAAAGCACTTGACTGCCGGTACGTCATACTGGACCACCTGTCCATCGTCGTCAGTTCTCAGGAGTCAGGGGACGAACGGAAGGCCATTGACGAAATCATGACCAAGCTACGGACTCTGGTAGCTGAGACGGGGATTTGTCTGTTTCTCGTGTCACACCTCCGGAGATCCCAAGGCAAGGCCCATGAGGACGGTGCTCAGATCAGCTTGGGTGAACTCAGAGGTAGCCAAGCCATTGCACAACTGTCAGACATAGTCATCGGCATGGAACGAGATCAGCAACACGAGAACGAGGATGTCCGGAACACAACCACAGTCCGCGTGTTGAAGAACAGGTACACGGGTGAAACCGGACCTGCCTGTTGGCTGGCCTATGATCGTTCCACAGGTCGTCTGTCGGAAGTCGCTAATCCACATATAGGGGACGACTTTTGATTTACCTTGACTTGGAAGCCGACGGCCTCAACCCCACGCGCATCTGGTGTGTCGTGACACGGGAAAACGGAGTAAACACTGTACACAAGGACCCAGACACCCTCTGTAAGGCTCTAGAAGGCTCTGTGAGCGTCGTAGGCCACAACCTGATAGGTTACGACCTCCCAGTGCTAAAACGTCTCTGGGGCGTTTCTGTGGCCCCTGAGCGCATAGTGGATACTTTAGTATTATCTAGGCTTTACGACCCAAGTCGTGCCGGTGGACACTCCCTGAAGGTCTGGGGTGAGCTTCTGGGCTTCCCCAAAGGTGACCACGACGATTGGTCCTGCTTATCTACTGCTATGATTGAGTACTGTGAGCGTGACACAGAGGTCACAGAGGCCGTACACAAGCAGTTAGTCAGGGACATGACAGGGTTCGACCAACGGTCCATCGACTTGGAACACAAGGTGCAGTACGCTGTACAACAACAGGAGAGAAACGGATGGTTACTTGACCAAGAGTTAGCACATGACCTTTTAGCAACATTTAAGGAGAGAATGAATGAAATTGAAGAGGAATTACAGGAGAAGTTCCCCCCTATCATACATCAAAGGTGGTCTGAAAAGACAGGCAAACGCCTTAAGGATAGAGTCGAGATATTCAATGTTGGTTCTAGACAGCAAATTGCGAGGCGCTTATCGACGCTTGGTGTTGTCTTTCAGAAAGTTACGGAGAAAGGGAATCCCATTGTTGACGAGGCTGTACTAGACACCATTGACCTGCCAGAGGCTAGGTCCATTAGTGAGTACTTGATGCTACAAAAAAGATACGCACAGGTCCACTCATGGCTAGAACATGTGCAGGACGACGGAAGAGTTCATGGCCGTGTCATTAGCAACGGTGCAGTCACTGGACGCATGACCCACCAGAGTCCCAACATGGCTCAGGTCCCAGCAAGCCACAGCCCCTTTGGGCATGAGTGTCGCTCCTGCTGGACTGTGCCTGAAGGGAAGGCTTTGGTTGGCTTCGACGCTTCTGGGTTGGAACTTAGAATGCTGGCACATTACATGGACGATAAGGAGTTTACCAATGTCCTCCTCACCGAAGATATACACACAAGAAATCAACTGGCTGCGGGGCTGGAAACAAGACCTCAAGCTAAGACTTTCATCTACGCTTTCCTCTACGGAGCAGGAGATGCAAAAATTGGAACCATCGTTGGAGGAAGCGCAAAGGACGGCGCAGACCTTAAACGACGATTTCTATCAAATACACCTTCTCTTGAAAGTCTACGAGACCGCGTTGCTAGAGCATCTGGGCGAGGCTATCTCACAGGACTTGATGGACGTAGACTTAGAGTTCGATCTGAACATGCTGCACTGAACACACTGCTTCAGGCGGCAGGGGCTATCGTGATGAAGCAAGCTTTGGTCACTTTGGACGACTACGCACGACAGTGGAAACTTGACTATAAATTCATAGGTAACATACATGACGAAGTACAATCGGAGGTGGCTGCAGACCAAGCAGAGAAGTATGGCTGGCTCGCAGTGGAGTGCCTCAAGGCGGCAGGGGTGGAATACAACCTCCGATGTCCTCTTGACGGAGAATACAAAGTTGGAACAACGTGGGCAGAAACTCACTGAGGAAAGCGCATGAAAAATGTCTATACATTAGTCTCTGACATTTACAAATTGATGGAGACGAAAGAAGTAGCAGAAGGCGTGGACCTAGAGTCTGCTATTGACCTCTTCGGAGAAAACGTCAAGGACCTTATGCGTAAGGAGTTTGGCGAAAAACGAAGCGACAACCGTAAGCTACGTATGTCCAACATTGGGCGCGAGGACAGGTATCTTTGGAACGTCTACAACGACGTAGAAAAGTCCGACGACATACAGGGCCACACCTATGTCAAGTTCCTTTATGGTCACCTCATTGAGGAGATGCTACTGTTCTTAACTAGAGCTGCAGGACACGAGGTAACCGATGAACAGAAAAAGTGTGAGGTTAACGGTATTACAGGTTCGATGGACTGTAAAATCGACGGTATTGTTACTGATGTTAAGAGTGTTTCGACTTATGGGTTTAAAAAATTCAAAGATGGGACACTGGCTTATGACGATCCATTTGGCTACGTGGCTCAAATTAAAGGATACGCATATTCAGAAGGTGCTACTAAATTTGGATGGTTAGCCATGGACAAGCAGAATGGACACCTCACGTACCTCATGTACGACGAGGAGGACACTCAGGCCCCTGTGTATGACTTGATTAGCTATGACATATCGGAGCGCATTGACCACGTAAAAAAGCTAGTGGAGCATCCAACCCCGCCCGACGTATGCTACGGCACTATCGACGATGGAAAGAGTGGGAACCAGAAACTCGCCGTCGGATGCTCCTACTGTTCCTACAAAAAGGTATGTTGGCCTACCGTACGCGCCTTCGCCTATTCTTCAGGTCCAAGATATTTAACGGAGGTTATCAATGAGCCGAAAGTCCCGGAGATCCCCCTTAGGGAAATTTAGAAGCGCGTTTGAAGACGATGTCAGCAAGATACTAACAGGTTTTGACTATGAGCCGTTCACCGTCCCCTACACCATTGAGCGCAGTTATCGTCCTGATTTTGTTCATAGC